CGTTGTGATTTCAACTGTAGTTACATCAGAAACCTGTGAAACTACAACTTGATTAGGATTGCTCATGCTGTGTAACCCTCACTTATAAATAGTTTACCCTCTAAATAATAGTTTTTGCTACCACCTGGTTCTGTTAATAATACGTCATAAAATAAAATACTTGGAGTAAAAGTTGCTGTCTGTGTATCTGAAAGAGAAATATCTACAATTCCGTTGGTTCTATCTGTATAAGCCACTGTCCAATCTGCATATTTTGTGGAACGTGATTCATCATAAACTTGTGCAGCTACAGTATATCCAGTTAAATTTATTGCCGATCCAGTTGAATCTTTAAATGTTAATTTAATAGGAAAATCTGCTCTTCTATCTACAGTAAAATTTTTTTTTCCTGGAATAATTGCCATTATGTTGTTACTTCCATTGCTGTTATTGTTGATATTGTCATACCTTTATAAGCTTCATTATCAGAAATACTTTTTGACCTGTTTAAATATATATGAGAAGTACTTGCTGATGCTAAAATCATTAACCTTATTCCATAAGTAACAGAACTGGTTGTGGCAGGTGAATCCATAAAGTAAAAAGGTATCGCAGTAATTAAACCTGTGTAACTTGTTTCATTCCATGTCTGATGCATAACTCTAGTTCTGTTTCCATTAGCGTCACCAGTAGCAGTTGCAATTACACTGTTATTTTTAAATAAACCAATCGCATGACCTGAAGTTGCGTCACTACCAGACATATTAACTGTACCCATCAAATAAATATTACTTGAGTTAGAGGAGGGGGTAATACTGACATTTAATCCACAGTCATTTGAGAAAGTATTACAACTTACAGTAGTTTGACTAAAAGTATCTGTTTTAACTGTTTGTTTTATTTGAATTACTCCACCACTAGCACCACCTGACAAACCGCCAACAGGAACGATTGAATTAACTTTGAGTTGACTCATTGTAAAATCTCCATCAATGTTATGTGTGCTGTTGTACTATCTTGCATATATACAGTTGCATTGTAACCTGATTGGACTTGTAATTTATATGTAAGAGCAGAAGTTGAAGAAGGAGAATCCACTATCATTTTTGAAATCATTCCGCAAATTCTATTTGCAGAAATAGAACCTCCTATTCCTTGTTGATAGTCTGCTTCACTAGCACCTCCTGCAAAAACTGATGTACTATCTCTTAATATTCTGATGTTAAAAGTAGTAGTTGAACCACCTCTATATACATGAAATGGAGAATCAATTAATACTAAAATTTTGCTTGATGTAAATTGAGGTGTAATATTAGCAGTTAAACCCGAATCGACTAAACTTCCAGCACTGGTGCTTACGGCTGAAGATGTAGAGGCTGTAACGATCTGTCCAATACGATCAAGATTATTTCCTGATGTATCTTGAAGTGCATTAACTTTTAATGTACTCATGGCTTGGGATATTTAGCTTTTACAGCAGCAACGTGATCCTTCCAGGTAGTCGTACCATTTATAGCATCTTTATATTGCATATCCAACTGATCGCCTATAGAAGCATAAATAGTGTCTGTCGTACCAGCTTCGCCTGTTCTCTGACGCTGATAAAGAGTCGCAGCAGCTTCATTGTTTAACGTGGTTCGTGCAGCATCTATAAGAGATTGGTCTAAACTTACAGAATTACCGCTTGCATCAAAAGCACCTGCACCATCGTCAATAGTAACTACTGTTCCAGCGTATGCTTTGTAAATCGCTTCGTGATCTAAGGCCATAATCAGTTTTTAATTAGATTATACACGGAAGTAATCATGCTGACACCTCCATTACTGTTATTGAAGAAGCTACTCTTGGACTATTATCATCATCTGAATCATCGTATGCTCTATTAACGAGTGTGTCTCTACCATTATTCCCTGTAACTTGTACTTTATATGTTGTCGCACTTGTTGTACTAGGAGAGTCTAAAAATACAGCTTGTCTATCTTGAATAACATCATAACCAGCATTACCAGATTGTCTCGAAGTACCAAAAGATCCTCTTGTTCGATTACTAGCAGCATCTCCTATATAAATCGCAGTGCTACCTCTTACTAATCTCCCTGCAAAAGCAGCATCTTCGTGACCAGCACCTACTTTTATATCAAGAATAATAAATATTTTACTTGATGAAGAAGTTGGAGTAATAGATACAGACAATCCAGTTACATCTGTATAAGATTGTGAACTTGTAGAAAAAGTGTCTGTTTTAGTTGTCTGTTTTATCTGAACTATTCCACCACCACCGCCTGTTGGTACTCCTGATACTGGTATTATGCTGTTGACTTTTAATGTGCTCATAATTTAAACGACTGTCCAGGTTTCACCAGCACCAACTGTAACTGTTACCCCTGATTGTATAGTAATTGGACCAAAGCTGCCAGCGTTCTGTCCATTAGTAATAGTATAACTCTGAGTTACTGTTTGGTCATTTTCCCAAAAGATATTGTCACTTCCTGCACCTTGAGCACCTGCTCCAGCAGCAGCCCAACTTAGCGTTCCAGAAGCATCAGATACAAGAGCATAACCAGAAACAGCAGCATCAGCAGAAGGTAGTGTCCAGGTAAGACTCGAAGAAATTGTAGCTGGTGCTTGAAACCCTACATAATGACTACTATCGGAATCTGCAAACCTAAGATCATTTTGTGCCTGGAGCGTTAATCCATTAGCATCAAATATCATCTGCTCTGTACCACTGGAAGAAAATCCCATTACATTTGCAGATTTTCTAAATAATCCTAAGTCTGTATCTGAATCGAATGATAAAGCAGGAGTAGATGCACTACTAGAATCATCTATTAACAACGGTCCTGTCATAGTACCGCCAGCCTTAGATAACAAACCTAAATTAGCCTGATCTATATTTCCTATTTCTGTAAAAGCACCATTACTTGAATTTCTTATTTTTAAAATATTTGTAGTGGTATTTAAAAATGGCATACCAGCTACACATTGACTTGTAGCTAAATCAGATGATTTTGAATTACTTGATTGGATAGCAGCAAAAACATTATTAAGATCAGTTCTTACATTCGCTCCAGAAGCATTTTCAATAGTGTAATTAGTTACGTCAGCC